CTCTTGAGTTTTTTCCATCTTCTCTACAGACTTATACAAATCTTCGAGTAAAAAATGTTGTTCCTGATCGACGGGGACCTGTTCGGACTTCTTTAACAAATCATTTTCAAACAGCTCACGTGATGTCTCCAGCGATACTAACCTTGCCGTCAGCTCCGTGTATGCGAACACGCCGGCTGCGACGAGCAAAATCAAAGAGGCGACCGTCTTCATCGGCATCTGCACGGCCGCCGACTCTGATATGTTGAGTGGTTTATTACTCATAAATTATTTTTTTTGCCAGCTAAATAACCAGCTAACAATTTTATTCCAAATTCTTTTTAACATTGTTTCCTCCTCATGTGTATGCGGAACATCTCCATTCTGATGTGCATGAGTCACGCCATCTTCGTGAGTATGCTCTACATAATTTTTACCGTGAACATGTCCACAATGCGGACATACTTTGTCTACATTAATAGGTGAGATTATAAAACCCATTCCACAATTTTCACACTTCATTTTTTCTTCTCCTCAATCTCATAGAAGAACTTGTCGGTATCTTCAGTCCGCCATGCTCTACTATCTTCTACATTCCATTCATTTGTTTGCACTTTCCAATCAGGGATAGTATCTTTTACTGTAAAAGAAGGTATGTCCCATATACATCGATTGTTTGGTTGTGCTGCAAAATTGCCATCATCAAGAGCAATTATGTGAGCGCACTTATGTTCGTGCGGAATCTCTGAATGATCAGTGTCAAGTATATTAGACTCTGGATGTGCAAAGTCAACTGTAAATAAATATTTACCTGGATGCCATTTTTTATCTTTCCCTATGTATTTACCTGCTTGTCCAGCTAATATATCGAAAGAATGTACAGAAGGATAATAACTAAAACAATTCCAGAGCTGAAGTTCATCAAGTCGTCGCTCGGGCACTCTGGATGGCTTAAATCCCTTTTGAATAAACGCGCTAATTGGTAAGCGATAAAATATTGCACCATTTTCCATAATAGCATGAAAAAGTATACTCCTTCCAGTAATAGCCGATAAACCAAAGATGATGCAGTCTTCAACTTCGCCATGATGTTTTTGTAAATCATAAAGATATTCTCTTTTGATTTGTGCATAAGTCGGTGGTATGTTTGCATTTAAATAAGCCATAATAAATCATTTTATAGATCCCCAGTTGGGACCAGACTCGTAATCTACCTTGTTTGGTATCTTCAAGTCAACTGCGTTTTCCATCACATCTTTAATTTTATTTGCCTCTAATTCATTTAAAACAGATATATCTAGCTCATCATGAACTTGTATATGTGGTGTAATTCCTTCTTTCCATAAATCCAACATAGCTTTCTTAGTCATGTCTGCAGCAGATCCTTGAATTAATTTATTTAATGCTTTGTATGTAAATGCTCTACGAGTTGGATTATTATGCCAATAATTTTTTTTAGGATTTCCATCTTTATCTTTTAAAACATTATCTTCATCATCTTTTAAATACTCTCCCATTTTTTGTAAGTCTTGCATGCGCTCTTCATCTTCTGCTGGTATATATTTACCCCAATCTGACCCACGAAGAATAGGTTCGTACTTTGGAAATCTACATCGTCTACCTAATAAAGTTTTTATTTGTCCTTTTTTAGCTGCCGCTTTCATTACTTCATTCATTAATTGTTTTACAAAAGGAACTTTAGAGTGATATTTTTCAAATAGTTCTTCAGCTTTAAATTTTGATACACCTAACTCAGCTTGAAGTTTTGCTTTACCCATTCCATAAAAAAGACCCAAATTGATCACCTTAGCTTGTGAACGTGGAATTTCTGCCATTTCTGCTACGATTTTGTGAAAGTCGGTCGAAGGGTCAGTGTCATAAGAATCTGCAATAGTATTAACTGAAGGTAAACTATAACGTAATGCATAGTGTGCTACAAGTCTTGGTTCCTGTTGCGAGTAGTCAAAACAACCCCACTTACAACCTTCTTCAGGTATAAATAAACTTCTAATCATAGGACCTAAAACTTTATCACGTGCTGGTATTTGTTGTAAGTTTGGATTAGAATAAGAAAAACGTCCAGTAATTGTTCCACCGTCATCAGATCTAATTTGATTTATCTCTGCATGTATTCTACCTTTGTGTTCGTGTTTTAATATTGTATCAATAAATGTCGTATTTACTTTGTTAATCTTTCTTGCTTCTGCTATCTTTTGTATGATAGGATGTGGATGATTAGAAAGGAAATTTTTTGTAAATGAAGGTTCATCAGATTTTGCGGTACGTTCGTAAGATAAATTTAATTTTTGAAAAACTTTTTCAATTGATCTTGCTGCCCATATTTGAATATCTTCTCCTGTTTCTTTTTGAACTTCTTGCAATAACAATTGCTCTTGTCCTATCAATTCCTTACGCAATTCGTAAGCTCTTTGAGTGTCTACGCGAACACCTAAAAAACGCATATCAACAAGACAAGGGAAAAGATCCGTTTCAAGATTAAAAATACTTTCTAAATCATTTTCAATAATTAAATTTTTTACATGTTGCCAAAGCTTAAAAGTTAAACTAGCATCTTTTTCAGCGTATGCTCCAACTTCTTGTGCTGGTAATCTCCACATGTCTTTTTTAGCATCTAATCCTCTTTGTTTAGCTGCTTCAAGCAGTGCTCTTTCATTTTTACCTTCATTTAAAAAGTGCCATGATAAAGTATTAAGCGTGTATGAAAATCTATTTTCGTCTAGTAAAGAACAAGCAATCATAGTATCCACTACTAAGCCATTGATTTTTAAACCTAAATTACGTATCCAACAAACATCATACATAGCATTATGAAATATTTTTGTAGCTGGACATTCTAAAATATCTTTGAACCATTCTAATGTTTTTTTGTAATCCATATTAGGACCTTCAGCGTGAGCTATGGGAAAATACCAACTATCATTATAGGTAGCTACAGCTATACCTACAACTTTTCCATTACCAACAACAGCACCTGATCCTTTTGTTTTTAAATCTACATCTTTAGTTTCTAAGTCGATAGCTATTTCATCATACGATCTAAGATCAGGATATTCTGTGGGTTGTACCCACTCTGTTTGTGGTAAAATCATTTTATATTTTTTATAACTAAATAAAGTATTGTGAGACCAATAAATAAACAGATCATGTTATAAGCAAACATACCTAAGCCAAATTCAATAGTCATTTTTTACTCCTCATTTTTAACATTTCTAACTGACAATAATGTATAATTTTTTTAAGATCTTCTATTCCTCCTTTTCGTTGATACCTGCAAACGTATTTAATAACGTTGCCTTGGAAAAAAGATAAATCATTTTTTGAAATAAACTCATAGGGTTGAATAGGAAACTTGGTGTAGTGATTCCCGCCGACCTGAGTATATTGAGGAAATGTTTCATCAAATAAATCTTTATGTGTCATAGTTTGTATTCCTTTAATTTCTTTTTTGCTCTTAATTTGTATAGGTTATTTCTTGCTCTCGTGATTCCAACATACCATACTCTATGCTCTTCATCTTGTTTGTCAACACTTAACTTAATTCCTTGCTGTACAGTTCTACCTTGATGCAAAGATAAAATTACATTATCCTCTTCACCACCTTTTATAGCGTGTATCGTTGATAACCATATACGAGCTTTTTCTTTTAAATTTTCTTTTGATGCTATTAAATTTCTTAAATATAAAATTTCTTTTTGATCTGCAATAAATATATCATACCAAGGAATATTAACATTCCAACTTCCATTAGGTATATATTCTTTAACTGCACTAATTTCTTTTTCATTTAATAGCTCATTCATTGTCCATTTAGTGTAAGCTGCTGCAGCTTCATACATACCAACTTTAAAACTTTTACCTTTATTACTTTGATAGTAAAAATTTTTACGTTTTAAATCTTTCATGATATCTAACAAATTACTTTTAGTTCTAGTAAGGATTAACCATTTGCCTTTAGATAAATCAATTTGATTTAAATCAGAAATATGTTGACACTCGCCTTTGTAATTTCTTGGTAGATAATTTTTTTGTTTCCTGATGCCTGATATACGACTCACAGGTATAGTTGATTGTTCTTGCACAGATTTAGAAACACGTCTTGATCTTCTTAAAACTCTTTCTTTACCAGGTTCTTTAATAAATCTATTGACATCGGCTCCAGCCCAAGCATAAATAGCTTGGTCATCATCACCAGCTAAATAAATTTGATCACAGTGTTCTTTTAATTTATCATAGAGTTGCCATTGCAACGGTGATAAATCTTGCGCTTCGTCAATAAAGATAGCTTTAAATTGTGGTATTTTATCAGATTTAATTACTTCTTTTATGATGTCATTAAAATCTACAATATTATTTTTACCTTTGTATAATATTAAATTTCTATGAATGTGATTTAATGTATCAAAATCTATTTCTTTTTTATCATGTTCATTAAGATCAAACTCTTGTCTAATAGTAATATTTTTATTAATAGCTTTTTGTATCATTTGAAAATATGGATTATTGCAAGTTAAAAAATGTGTTTCTTCTTCGTTGTATTTGTCCGTAAATGAAACACGTATATTTAATTTTTTACCCAGATCTTCGTAGTGATATGGTTGGACAATATCTTCTTCCTTTAATCCTAATAAGTGATAACAAAACGCGTGTAGAGTTTGAAAATAGGGAACTTCTTTTTCAGATACATCAATTCTTTTACGAGCCTCCTCAGCAGCTTTTCTAGTAAATGCAAAATAACCTATCTTATGTAATGGCACACCCTTACGAGCATAAGCTTTTACACGTCTGATTAATCTAAAAGTTTTACCTGTGCCCGGTGGTCCGTAAATTTTATTGATCTTTTCCATTGGCTTTCTTAAATCCATCTGCTAATGATCCAGTCCAGCCATATGATCCATGATGCGTGGTTTTACCATCAACGACTCCATAAAACTTAAAACCTGATTTTTTAATTAAATTACAAAAATTAACATCTTCACCCCACCATGTTCCATCTTTAGTAAAAGTTGTATCCCAAAAATTAT